AAATAGTCTTTTCTTTTGAAGTAAATACATTGTGTCTTACAATGGTCAAGCATTATTTTATCTTGACAACCATATCTATAATTACGGTTATAAACATTTTCAACAAGCTCATTAATTGAGTTTTCATCCATACTATTATTGTTCCAATGTAACATTGAAACTTTAGCATAATGACTAGGAATGCCGTGTCTTTTAAAATGACTAACAATCCTCATTGCTGTTACATGTCTATTACCTTCTTGTGGACCTTTATTAAGCATTGCTTGTACACAAGGTATTAGAGTTGTTGGTTCTGATACTTTATTAAATACTTTTATACTGGGAACTTCTTTTACTACCCTGTCTTCTAATTCTCCATTACCTTCTAATTCATAATATACATAATCAAATCGTTGACCTTTGGCTAATTCAAATATATCTGTTGGGTTTAATTCAAAAACCTCATTACGAGATAATGGTATTTTATATAACCCAGTCTTACGATTGATTGTATGTTGCACTCTATATATACCTGTTCTCATATAAATACTTATATCAGTTTCAGGGATTATCTTATATAAAGTTTGTTTGACGGTATATGGTAAATCAGGACTTGCTTTGAAATTGAACAATTCTCCAGATAACATTAAATGATATCCAGAACCAGAGAAGTAAGGTTGAAAGCTCCCACATTCAATCCCTACTGCCTCTAGTTCTATGATAATTCCTCTTAAAATATCAAGAGTCTTCTCATCTGAGTTATCCCCTTTATCAATATCTACAGGGATTTTATCTATACTCCTAATGCCAAAGAAATTCTTTAAAGAATCTGTCTTATCAGCATATTCTTTTGCATCATCTCCATAGAGGTACACTGAACGATATAAAGACTCATCAGAGCTTATATAATTACCTAAGGTATTGTGGGCTATTAGTATACCTCTATTAGAAGGAGTTCCTCTTGCTATTTCAACATACATTATAAGCTAGCTAAACCACTACCTTGCAATGTATTGCCATTTGATTGAACAGGTAAATCTGTTGCTTCTTTAATGACACCTTTATCTTTAAGCCATTTAACATCAGCTTCAAGTTTAGCTTTATTACTATCGCTATTACCATATATTTTATGATATACTCTAGTCCAAGCTTTATCGCCATCTTTCTTTGGCTTTTCTTTGTAAATATAAGCCAAATAATTATAATCTAATCCAGCATCAGGCATTGCTACTTGTGCAAAATGAGTATTTAGATAATCAGCTATATTTTCAATAGCTTTACCTTTTTCATCTTCCCAAGCACCTTTAACTGTTAAGCCTGCTTTACAACCTATTGCATCAAAGAAAGTATACATTCTTTTAAGAACGCTACCTCCTGTAATATTTCCGCTAGCATCTTTTTCAAAAGAACCTGCTATCTTAAGATTTCTAGTGTATTCACTACCTTCTTGGTTAACTGTTACATCAATAAATATATCAGCCCAATCAAATTGTGAACTTTTATCTTCGAAATTATTTAATGCTATTGCACACACACCGAAGTATGATGCACTTGAACTCATTGTTGGTCTAAATATAGCCATTATTTCTTCTCCTTGTAAATTAAGTTCCATTTTAACTCTATCTCTTTGCCTCTCAAGTGAGGGCTTCTGCTACCAGCTTCTAATGCTTCATTTGCTTTAAATGATACCATTAATTTGCCTTTATCTTCATCTCTATATACGTAGCCTATAGCATCACAATCTGCCATCAACATGTTCTTTAACTTTCCTGTTAAATCCAAGCTTTCTGGTTCCACTATAGCTTTGCTATCTAATATAGCTCTTGCCCATTTCCTATGTCCAATAACAATTACATGAGGAAATATTTCTTTCATAACTTTAATAGTATTAAGAACTTTCTCTCTTACTAAAGCAAATCCTTTACCATAAGCTAAATCAGCTATTGCTGTGACACCTTCTTCTGCACATACAGATTTCTCAGCCCAATCGGCTATTTTATCTATAGTGTCAATTGCAACATATTTATACTCATGACCATCACTTGCTTCTTTAAGAATTTTAATCAAGTCTTCTCTATTATTTGCCTCTTCTATATATCCTTCTACCATACCTGCACCTTGTTCTGTATCAATTATTAAACAATCATCTAATTGACTAAGAGCTGTAGTTTTACCTACTTTTGGTGCTCCATATAATAGCATTACTTTTGGATTATTAGAGACAGCTTTTCTTTTAACTTTTTTCAAAGCCATAACTTTTTTCTCCTATTTTAACGATAACGAAAGGGTGCTAGAGAGAGGACCCTAGGCTTATTACAGCAATAACCTCTCTCCAGCTTCCTAAGTTACAACACTTCAAGCATTATAACAAGTATTTTTCTCTACTGTCATAGTGGGAAAATTAAATGACAAAGCGACTTCGTAAGGCTGACTTGTCAACACTTTTCGAATGGTATTTGCTATAAAACTCCCTGACATATTAGAACAATAACTTGTAGCTTTCATGTTGCAAGGTTCACTGCTTCCATCTTCATCCGCATACCAAGTCTTTACATAATTATTGTAATTTGGTTTAGTGAAAGTATACTGCTGATAATGTTCAGCACCCATTCTTCCATCTATTAAAAGTTTTAATTTAAACTTAGTACACTTAGATACTGCATCTAGTCTCGATTTCATATTATCAAACCCTATGATGACTATATCTTTATCTCCTCCTACATATAATAACTCTTCAAACAATCCATTTTGTGGAAATATATGACAAGAAGCATTAATGCTTTGTATCTTGTCTAATAATGCCATTACTTTTAGATTGCCTACATCAGAATTATCATATTGTGATACTCCAATATTAACTGCTTCGACTTTATCATTATCATATAATATAAAATCCGTAGCTCCCATTCTAGCAAGCTGGGTGGATGCAGAGCTACCAATAGCCCCGCATCCTAATATATGAAATGTATAGTCACTAAGACAGTCAATAATCCCTTCTGAACGACTATTGATATCCGCCATAACCATAACCTCCCCATAAATAATCTTGTTGACATTGAGCTTTGATATCTTTATTCTCAAATTCAATCATTTCATCAGATGTTGTTACCATAATATATTCCATCCAATTTTCTTTAGTTCCATCTGGTAGAATACATTTAAAAGGTATACTCTTTTCTTTTAAAGTAGTATTAACCTTTTTATATTCTTTCTTAAGTTGATTGAAATTAAGAGAACTATCCATAAATGCATCATTAAGAGTATCAATCTTCTCAATAGTTTGAGCATAAGCAGCTTCTATATTAAGACTTTCCTCTCTCTTTTTAACATTCATTGCATGTTTATTATAATTAAGCCCTATTTGTGCACCTCTATGCCAACCACCATAATGAGTGATTGTAGGACTATCACAAAGCTCCTCATATAATGTCTTCATTTTAGGAGTAATCTTTGTTTTAGCTTTTCTTTCAATAGACAAAGGTATATCATAGTGTTGGCTAATTTCCAATCCGCCAGCTTTCCATACACTAACTCTGAATTTATACTCTTCTCTAAGATTAATAACTAAAGCTAATGAAAAACTATCATTTTCCCATGCATCAATCTCTTTTAAGTCAGTTCCTGACCAAAATGCATCCATAGTATGATGAGAATGCCACCAAACAAACTTCATATCTTTGTTTTTATACTTCATAGCATATTTCATCTTGTATTCTGCAACTGCATCACCGTCTAATGTGGTATTTGACCCAGTATTCTCTTGTTTAAGAATCTCTACGTCAGATAACTTATACCTACCTTCTTCATCTGGTATTGCTGTCATCAGTCCTGATATTTCGTTCTTGTCTTCATCATGAGCTAATTTAGCCCAACCTTGAAGTTCGTACCAGCTTTTCTCTAGTATATAAAATAAACTATCTAAGTTCATCTATTACTCCTTCCTGGGTTTGTAGCCCATGCTAACATATCTCGTTTAAGTTGCTCTTCATCGTGCTCAATATCTACATTTTCATCAACTTTTATCTCTTCTTTAGGATAACCTAAATCAAAATAACTTGTTGATTCACTAGATTTTGATGCTTCATAGAACATAACTATATCAAGTAACTCATAGTGATATCTATGGTCTAGCCAATACATCAACATTTCAGGTATAAGACAATCTAACCAGATATTAGTCTGTTCATTAGTAGGTATTCCAACACCATCTTCAAGAACTCCTGTTTCTGCTCTAAAATCATAGTATCCAAGACCACAATTCTCTAATACTTGATTATAATCTGTCCAAGTCCATGTATCATGACTATCAAGAGTATCAACAATCATACCTACTAATGATTCTATTTCACAATATTTATCAGTTAAATCATCAATATTAAGTATTCTATGACCATGTCTTTTAAAATGACCACAACTTTCTTGTAATTGACAATTTATCTCCATACATGATGATATTGATTCTTTAGAATGATGAAGTATATCATTACCATGTTCCCAAGGAATTTCATAAGTTATTCTATTAGCACAAGTAGTTTGAACACTGCTAATTGTAGCTTTATATTCAGTAGAATAACCTTCAGGAAGTCCTAAATGAAGCCATTCAGTCTTATTATATGGATTTGAATGATTTGTACTATAATATTGAGCCCAATTCATTAAATGCATACCCATTGTAATGTAATCTTTATTAAGAAATGCTTTTTTAATATCATCATTAAACCTATCTAAGCACACATTACCATATCCTAAGCCTTCAGCTCTATATCTCCATTCAATACTACCAATATATGGAAATTTAAACATCTGATTTCTATGCAATTCTCCATAACAACCTAGATTTTTCCATTGAGTAGGAAACCCATTGATATAATGTCTGAATGGATACTTAAATATTAAATGAATAGTATCTAAAGGTATTTGTTGTATTTCTGTATCACCATTATAAACAGATAATGTTAATTCATTTAATTTAACATCTAAATAAAATGGTGTCTTTCTACTTTCAAAGTTAGTTGACATATAAGGGGTCATAATTACCTTGCCTTCAGTTAAATCTTTTACTAAACTGCATTGGTCTGTTATAATCCTTGCTAAATCAATAGCTTTTTGTTGAAATTCTACTATATCAACATTCTTTGTGACACCAGCTTGTTTTAATTCATACTTTAATCTCTCTAATCTATCTGCCTGATTTCTTACATATGACATGTAGTTAGCACGTTCTCTAGTTCTATCAAATTGTTTAGTAATACCACCATGAGTTTTATTTAATTGCAATCTATTTGCTTGAAACTCTATTATTTTCTTTGATGTACCAGGTTTCCAGTTCCATTTATTTGTGACATCTATAGGTTCTATACCTTGATAAGTTAATTCTTGATTAAATCCTTCAAGAACTTGAAAGAAATTATCTTGTGGACCTGTTGCTATTGCATTTGCCATGTCTTGTGTCATATCATTTAAACAATCAATATTAGAGACATCTACTTCTGCACTACCATTAAAATACTCCATAAATCCTCCAATTTATAGAGAGAGAGGTTACACGGTATCAGTCGTAACTAATACTCACCTATCCATATTAAATGGACTACCACCTTTCCTCACCTCTCTCTCTAATGATTATAATTAACTAGCTATACGCTTATAACTAGCTTACTATCCACCAACCTTATCATTGCTTGTATAAGCAACATAAGCACCATCTTCCAGAGCAAAATCGTTCTGTCTGATGGTTCCACCAACATTTACATTGGCGCTTGTAGGTATATCTAACTCAT